TGAGGTCCTGTATGGTCTGCTGCTACACAAGCTACAGGTTTTGCTACAGATAGTGTTAAACTTGCAGCACAATCATTAGGATTAAAAGATGATTCAGGTATGACAATGGGAAGTCTACTTAGGTCTGCACCGCTTGGTGGTGTAAGAGGTATAACTGAAGCTGTTATATATGGTATGGATGGAACAATTACAAACAGGTCAGGAAAACTTATAAAGAATGATGTATCAGGTTTAGAAATATTCTTTAGAGCATTAAACTTTCACCCAGCTGAGGCTACAAGACAAAATGAAATTATTCGTATGAATAAACAGACAGCTGATTATGCTAAAACATTTAAACAAAATTATATTAATAGATATGTAAAAGCAAAAACAAATAAAGATTTTAAAGAGGTAGCTAAAATCATGAGAGGAGTAAATGAATTTAATAATGATTATAGAGGTACTCCATTTGAGATAAGAAACTTTGCACCATCTGCTGAACGTGCTTATAAGTCATCTACGCTACCCGTTGCAGCAAGGTACAAGAAGTTTGCTCCTAAAAATATAAGACCTGAGGTACAAGAGATGCTAGATATGTATGGATATACTGCAGCTGATCTTAAATAAACTAATCCTTATCTAATACTTGTAGCTGACCGTATGATAAATCATCAGCTTCTACATCTGCATTATCAAGCAAGCTCTGGAATCTAGGATGTGTTAAGTTAAATCCTACAACGTATGTCTGTGCTAATTTAACAGGAGTATCTTTACCTAGTGAAGCCTTCTCAGATTTAGGAGTTGCAACTACATTCTCATCCATAAGTTCTTGCTTAAATGTTTTATAGTCAGCACCACGTATGGATAACCACTTCCTAAAATGTGTTCTATCAATCATCATAGTTCCTTTATCAAATGGCTCAGCTGCAGATTTCCTAAACACATCAAGTCTTATTCTTATATCACCTCTTGGTATTCTAGAGAAATCAGGTTGTGCTTTCTGCCCTGTTGTATGCATGATAGTAACGGATGTATCAGCTGAATCAGCCATGTACTCTGCAACAAGATCGAATGCGTCTACTTGATTCTCTTGTACTGACCTGCGTATCGCACCTATTTGTGCTAGTACCCATTCAGTAGACTGTTCATAGTCATAATCAATAAGACCCCAATCTTTTGCTAAGCTCATAGATAAGTCAGCAAGTATAATAGATTGCTCCCAGTATCTTTCTTGACCACCAAAGTTACATCTATATTTCTTAGCAAAGTTATCTGAAGCTTCAGCTATAATAGATTGAATACCTTCTTCACCCATCTCTACTAAGTTCTTTATAAATATTTTGCCTGCATGTCCATAGTTTGTATGAATAGCTTGGTATATCTTCTTACCTACATCACTGTTCCTTGTAAATACATCAGTCTGAGGTACTGTTAATTCTAATAATCTAGCCATCTGTGCGTCAGTATCAAGACCAGAAGCTATAAGTTTACTTTGTAAAGACTTGTTGGTAGATACCAATACGGGTGTAGCCCAAGTCTTAGCGTCCCTTTCTTCAGCATTTCTATTAAGCCTTGCCTTGTCACGCCCTTGTGATACCCAGTAGCAGAAGTCTCCGACCTCTTTATCACTCATCATGGTTACTTCATCTATTGTAAGAGGTAGATTGCCATACGTACCAAGGCGTGAGAACAAAGCCATCTGAGTATACTTAGCTGCAAAGTGTAGCTTCTCAGGATCTCCGTATATAGACTGAGCCCAGTACTGAGCTAATGTTTTACCACCACCTGTTGGACCATACAAAGATATCGTTAGTCCTTTGAGCCCTGTAAAATTATATAGTGGTGCTGAGAATCCTACACCTAATGCAAACATGTGTGATTTTAAATGGGCTTTCTCCATTATAGACGTGAGGTTTACCCATTGTTCTAATGAACCTTTAGTATTATATAAGTCCGCACCTTGTCTTTGTATTATAGACGCTAAGCTTATAGTCTCTTCTACTACAGAGCCGTCAGGCTTACGCTTGATTAATGTGTTACCTAGTAGGAAAGATTTATTCTTTTCTTTCCACCCCATAGTTGAGTATAGATTCGTCATTGTGCGAATCTGTCTCAGCTCATCCATGTAAGTCCTTAACATAAGTTGAAAATACTCCGTTTGTTTCTTATTGTAAAGTACAATACCTTGATCTGCTATAGCACTAGGAAACTCTCTAGCCCCATCAGTAAGGTACGCTTGTCTTAAATTCAGTTCTTGCCACCCCATGTGTGGTCTATCCCAATGAAATCTAACTGTTTCATAGCCTAGTGATTCATCAAGACCATAGCCTACGGGGTATATATCAAACTTACATACATCAATATCTGTGTCATCAATGGTTACTTTGATACCATCTTTAGTTCTTTTAAATGGTTTAGGCATGGGTATAGCGTTAGCTACTTTGTCAGGAGCCTGCTTTATTATGGGAGCTTCTTGATATTGCACACCTAGTCTAGCTGGTGAGCCTATCTTTCCCTTGTATTTACAACCCCTACAGCCTGTAGGTCTACTAGATTCAAACTTAGCACAGGTAGTGGGGCCTGACGCAGACTCTTTCCATTGATTTAACTTCTGCTTAGTTGACCTTTCACTATACCCAGTATGCCCCTTAGACCACTCTATTGCTGTTGTTTCAGGGTCTTGGCAGAAAGCGGCTACCCCTATTAAGCTGTACCATAACGGCTCATCTACCTTATCTTGATTGTCTATAGCCCACTCTATCTGTTTACATTTCTTAGCAACCACTGAGCCGACAGCTGGTTGGTATTCATTCTTAGTGGCTAGGTTATCCAACAACGAGTTGTCATGTGTGCTGCTCTTTTGGTGATCACCCGCTACGTAGTAGTATGATAAGCGTTGCTTTAAAATCTCAGGGCTAGTTGCCTCAGACTCTACTAATACCTTAACTTCATTACCATTCTTTGGATTGTGAGTGCCCACAGGTCGTAGTACTAGTGCACTATTTGCTGTAAGTCCTGCGTCTATCTTAAATTCTTTTTGTATAGCGGCTTGTTTCATAGCCTCAGCTAATGGTTTCCACTGCTCAGGTGGTAGCTCTTCATCTAGTACCCAGTATACATGCAGTCCATTACCTGAATGTACTATCATAGGCTTGGGTAACTTCAGGTCAGATACAAATTTACCTAGTGCTACTAGTCCTTCTTTCCATGAAGGGTATGGTTTATTACCACCGCAATCTATATCTATAGCTACTACCTTAGTAGCTCTTACGTTATCTTGTTTCCTGTTACCCTTTTGCTTAAACGCAGATATTGCGAAGTAAGTATTGTTATTAGTTTTGTCAAGTCTTTCACATACTTGTGCAAGTTCGTCCACAGACTTAAAGAATCCCTGCCTTCTACCGTCAGGATTGATGACAGTAGTTACATAAAACCCCTCAGCTGGTAAAACTTGCTGGAGAAATTCCAACATATTCATATTTGCTTTACCTTTATTACGGTGGCTAGACCTTTATCTAACCACCATTTGTTATATTATTCCTTTTTCTCTAAAACCTCAAGAAGGCTCTTGAACCTATCCTTCTGCTCTATAGCTATAATCCTAGGCATTGGCCACCCATCACCCATGATTGCTAGTAGTTGCCTAAGCATATCTCTAACTCTCTCATCATTCTTCTTACGGACAGGCTTACCTTTAACCCATCCGTAATAAGTCATGCGAGATACCTCTAAAAGCTCAGCCATGTTACTAGTAGTAAGTAACATATGTTTCCTAAGAGCTTCTACTTTCTTAAAGTCTAGAGGTAACTTAGCCATTGGTTACTCCCCAACAAGCTTAGCTATCTCAGCAGCTAAGTCGTCGTCAGATGACACAACTGGTACATCTTCAGGCTCTTCAACTGGTACTGGTTTAGCTTTAGGTTTAGCTTTAGCTACAGGCTTTACTGGTTTGTCTTCCTCCGCAGCAGCTGCAGGAACGTTCACACTTATGTCAACTTGTTCCTCTGTGTCAGACTCTACTGAATCACTGGCTGCCGATACGTATCCATCTTCTTCCTCAAAGTTAAACTTGCCTGCTCCATCAGACCCCTCAACATATTGGATAACTTGTACTGCTCTAAGTCTTAGAGTAACACCTTGACCAATAGATGGTGAGCTATAGAAAGCTATAGCACCATTGACTTTAAGTTCTGAACCACCCCATATTTTATGGTTAACCATAGGGTTGTTCTTTGCGTCAAAGACAGATGGTTTGTACGCCGCTTTAGATTTAAACTTAATTAGAATGTTACCTGTTTCATTACCATCATCATCTTCTTCTTTAGAATAAGGTAACGGTGCACTCTTAAATTTAGTTTTAGGCTTAGCCTCTTTCAAAGCTTTTATCCCTGCTAGTAATTCAGCATTGATAAGATCAACTATAGGCTTAGCCTCCTCTTCAGGTACAGCAAGAGTAACTTTATATACTCCTTCTGCGTCAAATTGAGTGTCGGGTTTACTTATGTAAGGGTAATTTGCGACACCCACTGGGGTTGTAAATGTTTTATTAGCCATTTATTTTTCCTCAATATTAGTTATATAACCTACCTCAACAGAGAAACCGAAGTCCTCTGCGGTAGCTGATTGTCCACTAAGCGTTGCAAGTTCTCCTGTAACATACTTTACTTCGTCAGTACCTGTATATGTATCAACATATTTCTGAGTATCCTCAGGTAAGAACCCACCAAACTTAAAAGTAAGTCTTGGGTAGTTAACGTTCTCATCAAAAGATAGTATCGTCCTACATATTTCAGGAACAATACCTCTCATAGATAATGTTTTATGATACGCATTCAAGTTCTTTAATGACGAAGGTGTTATATGTAACAGACACACACCTCGCCTTGGTTTGTCCACAAGGATAACGGCTACTCTTTTTATATCAGAGCAATCTTTAACCTTGAATCCTGATGGTGTTATCCTAGAACCCCATGCATTACGTGGACATAATACACAGATATCGTTCTGAGGTGACACACTATTCTTATTAGGTGTCTTACCATCAAGAGAAAAACAATCAGGTGACGTCGAATCTCTATCATCTGACCATTCACTTTCATACCACATCTTAGACACGTCAGGGTTTGCACCCACGAACACCACCTCTAAACTTGTATCAGATAGAGTGTCGCATTCACCGTCCGTGATCACGCTGAAAGTAGAATTTTTTATAGAAAGCTTAGACCTGTTCATTAGTCTTCCACTTTATTAGCTGGTTTCCTTACATTAATATCTATTCGTGTACCATAATTTACTCCTGATGGCACAACTTTCTCTTCTTCAATATATCCTTTTACTGCTCGCTTACTAACTCGTTTCTCTAGTAAATCATAAGCCTCATTATCTTTTATAAACTCAAGCACTGCGTCCCAATCAGCTACCTGTGCGTAGTCACTAGTAGTTAAGAATGCTGTACCTTTAGCTGTCTTAAACGAATCAACTCCCTCTTCGTCAGCTCTGTTTTTAATCCAAGCCTCAAGCTTAATCATTTGCTCTTTGATACCCATAACTTTTTCCTTAGCCTCAGACTCAATAGATTCTTTCTGACTTCTTAGTTTAAGGTATGCCTCTATAACTTTATTTACAGTCAACATATTATTTCCTCTCATTTTTAATAAGGTCTAGTAATAAACCTTGTAGTTTTTGTTTACATTTAAGACGTTCATACATTTTATATTCAAGTTCGGTCGCCTCTATATGTATAATGTTTGACACGTGTTTCTTCCCTATCCTCTCTATCCTTCCATTCGCCTGAATGTATTGCTCATTACTAGTCACTGGTCCATACCATATGATTGTGCTAGCCGCTGTCAACGTAAGCCCATGTGCCATAGTGGCAGGGTGGGCAATAAGGACACGAGGGTCTTTAGCATTTTGAAAGTCATAGAATATCTTGTTTCTTTTTGTAGCTGATACTTCTCCATTGACTACCGCAACGCTCCATTGTTTAGAGAGAATCCTCTCCAACATTCTTAACGTACCTGTTAGTGGTACAAATACTATTACCTTACCGTCAACTTGTTCTAATACTTCTTTAACAACATTGACTCGTGGTGTGCAATCTACTTCTATATGATCACCATCATCACCGTATACAACACCGCAACTTATCTGTACAAGTTTCTGTAGTTTAACTGCCTCGTTAACAGCAGTTATAGTTCCTTCTTCTTCTAGTTCTGTAACAAAATGTTTGAGCATTTTATTGTGATGTTTCTTCTGCTCTGTTGTAAGTTCAACCTTACGTGTTTGAAATACAGTTTCAGGTAGGTCAAAGCACTCATCTCTTGTGTACCTGACAGCAGGATGTAGTACATGTTTAACTGTGTCTATTGATTCAGGTCGTGGTATCCACTTCCATTGACTTATCTTCATCATCACTGACTCTTTAAAAGCTGTATAAGTTTTAGAATTATACGGACTATCAACAAGTCTAGCTAAAGCCCATGCGTCTGTTGGGTCATTAGGTGTAGGTGTACCAGTCATTAACCAAAGTTTAATCTTGTCATGCTTAGCTATATATTTACGAAGTATCTTAAACCTGTTGGTAGATGGGTTACGTAAGACAGCCGCCTCATCAACTATGATTAAATCAAACATACCCATAGACTCTTCCGTTATAATAGGAAAGCCATCATGATTTATGATATAAAAATCTGCGTCTGTTTTAAGTAACTGCTTTCTTCTAGCACTAGTACCATGTAAAGTAACTGCTTGTCTATGTGGAAAGCTTTTAAATATACTATCACCCCATACCCTTTCAAGAGTAGACAGTGGTGATATAACTAAAACCTTACGAATCTCACCTATGTCCATCAGGTAGTCACATGCCCATAAAGCTGATTGAGTTTTACCTGTTCCAATTTCATTAAGCACCAACGCCTTGTCATGTATAGTTAAAAATGCTGATGTCATTTTCTGATGGTGGTATGGTGTAAAGTCTCCAACCCAATCGTAGTAATATAAGATAGGACTTGGTGCCCT